GCGGCCAGGCACTCTGACTCTGTACTCAGTTGCGGCCACATAGAATGTCAGCAAGCGAGTGTTGTTCGTGGCAGCTGTGGAAAAGGTGTCCATGCCCGAGAATGAGCCACCAGTGGTAGAGTTGGCGGTCTCAATTGGAACGTTCATGGTAACACCGGCCCAGCTCTTCGGCTGCGTCAAAAGACGGGCGGTGAAGATATTGGAGTTGTTAATCTGATCGACAATAGTAGGTAAAATTTCCTGATAGGTAATGTCGACTACTCTATCGGTAAAAACCATGCCAGCGATGACTTTATCCCTTTCGTCAAGTAAGTGTGCTGCAAACAAAAGAACCGCCCACATGCCTGGGGCGGCCTATTGCTTCAAACTATAGAAGAGGGTGCTGTCTAGCGCAAGCTATTTAGTCGATGAACCCAGCCAAGAACATCCAGAGCAGCAGGTCAACTGTACCGGCTACACACATAGTCCAGAACGCTACATGCCCTACATGGGTGTTGGGGCCAGATGACATTACCCCTGCCGAGATCACGGCCACTACTCCTAACCCGATAGCCAGTGCTACGGCTGATCCAAATGGGTTCCAGGGTCTGCCAAATATACGCATTAGAAGGGGTACATCCTGTTACCCGGCGATAGCTGTACTTCGGCAGCTTGTGGCTTACTCAGTTGTCTCACTCGCACCACTACGTCATTCATAGCTAGGTAGTGCGGACTGATGAGGAAGTACATGGCAAAGCCTACCAGCCCAATACTAACTATACCCACCGGCGCTAACGCAGGGCTATGAGCGCCCCACAACCACACCGTACCGGCTATGAGCAGGAAGGCTGATGTGACCATTGCTAGCCCTATAGCCCGATATCGCCATACAAATATCTTCCACAGCTCACCGGCGCTCTTCTGCAACACCGTAGCCAGCGGCCCCAGTGTCTTGATCGCCTCGTTGATCTCTTTCTTACTCGCCATTACTTGCTCTTCTTGTCGTCTGGCAGCAATGCGATACCAGCGATCCCGGCAATGATGGCGTTACGTTCTTTGTTGTCTCGGCTGAGCAGGTAGACCGCACCCACAATAGCCAGCACTTGCTGGTTACGCGGCTCCTTCAACAGCCCTTTAACCTCTTTGCTAGCAGACTGTAACAGATCATCCATGCGCTACTCCTTTGTTAGTAGTAGCATTATAGCATTGTTATTGCTTAGGAGGCAACGACTCTTGTTCGCTGGCGGCCTTCCGTCTTACAAACCAACCTGCTATTCCTTAGATAACACTGCCATTATAACGCTGCTACTTGTGCTTGTCAACCTCAGCAAACACGTCTTTAACTAGCTGTGACGCTTCCTTAAATCGAGCTGGCTGGGTGCTCTTGGTGAGCCTATCGGCCAATGCCTCGGCCTTATCCTTATCCAATACCTTCAACTCAGCTAGTAATGCTAGTAAGACTGGATAGTTCACAGCGCCTCTTCGATGTACTTAACAAGAGCTACGAACGCAGGCACATCTTTAACCGTGACCGTACCGTCTGTCACTAGGGCACTGGCCACCTTAAACGCTTGTTCGAACTTACTCACGGTACCTCCTTGTATTGGGTTGGGCCACATATACGTGTACGTGGGCGCACTAGGGTACACATCTACGTAACCATTGAAGCTAGTACTTGCTGTAGTAGTAACCATCTTTAGAAGTCCAACATGTTAATACGTTCCATCAGCTCTTCAGTACTCCGAGCGGGCCGCGCTCGTTGAACGCTGTTACTGGGTGCGCTACCGGCTCCGGCCAATTGCCTAGATACCGTCTTACGCTCACGGTCCTCCCGACTCTGGCGCGTGGCAGCCTGTTTGTCGGCCTCTCGCTTGGCCACCTGCTCGTAAGCGTCCCTGAAGCTGATGCGATAGAGCTTATTCTGCTTAGCATAATCGTTATTACGTTCGTTCATGTAGTCCATAACGTCCTGGGCGGCTGCAACGGCTGGATCGTTGTCGAACTTCTTATCATTGGGGGCATACTTGAACTTAGGCAGCAGCCCTTCACGCTGCAAATCGCCAATATCTGAGCGAATATCGGTGTTCTCTTGCTCAGAGTACTTGGTAGCTTGTTGCTTTTGTTGATCTTGCTGGTAAGTACCCTGTAGCTGCTGCGCTTTTAGTTCCTGCGCCGCCAATTGCTGGGTGAAAATAAGCTCCTCGCGCTTAGTAGCAAACTCAAAAGTATCAGGTAGCTGGCCCGCAGCCTTGATCGTAAACGTCCTGATATCCCCTTCGGGCTTGGTACGGCCACGGACTTGTAAGTTGGGTAAGTTGTTGACGATGTACTGGAGTTCGGGCGATAAGTCGCTGCTTTGCTGGGGCGTAGGCTCTTCTTCGTCATCCTCGTCTCCTTCTAGTTCGTCGGCGGCATACCCTTCATCATCATCTGATTCGTCGGCATCACCTCCCTCAGAGCCTGTATCTCCTGCTCCGTCGCCTTCAGGTCGCGCTCCATCTCCAACTTTGTCTTGTCGTCCAGAGGTGTCTTTAGAATCTCCAGAATCTGCTCCCTTACTATCGTCAGAGCTTTTAGCCTCTGACTTCCCACCGTTGTCTCCTGCTCCATCTTCTACCTTGTCCAAATCTAGGTTCTCAATACGTTCCGCTGCACTTTCGGCCATAAATAGGTGCTCCCTTTATGTTACTAGTCTACATCATAGGCGGCGGTGCGCCGGGGTTAGTCAGCTCTGGTGCAGGAGCCGCACCCATCACGCTACCAACGCTAGGCATGCCACCCATTGGCGGTGGGGGCATAGGCGCTCCTCCCATGGGTGGGGGAGGCATACCTCCTGGTGGCATTGGAGCGCCTGGAGGGGCCATACCGGGACCAGGAGGGGCCATGCCCCCCGGTTGTGGCATACCACCTGGCTGCATCGGTGGCTGTACTGGCTGTGGTGGGTTGCCTGGTGCTAGGGCCTCCACACCAGCTTGGGCCATCTGGTCTAGGTCTGTACGTAACTGTAGGCTTTGCACCTCGGCCCCAACGTGAACTATGAAGTTGTCCTGTACCTTCTTCTTCGCCTTTAAGAACACGTCAGTCACCATCTGCTTACGGTGGATAAGTATGTGCTCTTTAGATGCGTCGTCACGTGGTGGTACTTTCTTGCCACCTAGTATCTCAATGAAGTCGATGTAAGCTGTGGTGTCGTCTAGCTGGTCGAGAGCATCACGGGCTAGCTCCATCGGGTCTGTCTTCCACTTGGCCCAGGCATCGTAGCGCTTCTGCGGGTTGTCCATATGCAGGTCTTTGTACAGATTCAGCGGGTCAATCAGGCCAGCCTTGGCTAGGTTCAATGCAATGCTCTCCTGCCTGGACTTATCGAATGGCAGCGTACTACCACTCTTCACTGTCACATTCATGGCCTTCTCAATCAGGTCACGGTGCATAGTGATGTAGTCAAAGTCACCATCGCCAGAGTTGACCGTGGCATAGTGCTTCTCGGTGTAGTGAACAACCATCATTTGGGCCAAGAAGTTGAAGTACTCATCGAAGCCGTTGTCTATAGCCCGCACGATCAAGTCCTGCCTGCCAGAAGCTTGATTCTTCACCATCATGTTGGTGGTAGCGGTATCACTCAAGTTATCGTCGTCACCACGAAACTGGCTAGGAGTGCCCATAATAGAGTGGATAGTATTGCGTAGGTCCACCTTGTCCTCAACCACGTAGTTGGGCAGCTGGCGACCCTGGATATTCATGATGTCTTCAGAGATGGGACGCCCGGTGTCGTTTATCACGATCTTCTGGTTGGGGTCACCTGTGAGATTCTCAGCATCGTCCATGCTCATAGCACCAGACGACAATACTAGGAAGCCGTTAGCTGTGTCTGCATTCTCCATGATCTGTCGACCGCGCTTGTTCAGCACCTCTTGTATCCACCCAGCCTGCTCAATGGGTGAAGTATCGTCGATCCAGTGCTGACCAGAGTTGATGTAGTTGAACGGGATAATAGGCTTACGGGGCATGGCTAGGAAGTTCTTGTCCTTCTGCTCATACAGCCAGTTGGGGTCACGGTACTTGGCTAGTATCAGATCACCAAAGTAGCTCACACAGCCCTCCTCCGGCTCACCAGACTGGTAATGGGTGACCCATGCCTGCCGCCACGAGACCTGTTGACTCATTTGCTTGCCAGTCTCGTACTTAATCCCCATAGCCTCTAGAATCTGCTTCTTCTTTTTGGGGAAGCGGTAGCATAACTCTTCAACTGTGTCCTTGCGGGTGATGCAGATGAAAGCTGGGTTCTCACCCCGGATAGCGTTCTTATCTACGATGACATGCGCTGGGTCGAGTGCACTGACCCTGATCTCACCGTTCTCCCCGTAATCAGGGTCAAACCACAGGTATAGAAACGCTACCTGGTTAATAAGGAGGTTACGAACAACTGTTTCTAGCAGCTTCTTAATAGACACCTTCTGCCCGTGCCCCTGCATACCTTTCTCTAGATCAGCCGCCAGTATCTTGGAACTGTCCTGGTCAGACGCTGGGTACACTTCTGGTTGAGGGTCTTGGCTAGTAAGGTAGGCGACCATGGCCTCAGACGCCACGAACACCTCGTTCTCGTTGTATGGTATCTGGAACCGGTAGAGCTGCCCCTCGTCTACGAGTCGGCCCAGGTATAGTTTCATGTTCTTGGTGCGGGTAGTACGCAGATTGAAGCCTTTGGGGTCATTCCAGTACGACTCAGAATCCTTGACCCTAGCCTCGATATTTCTGACCAGCTGTTTGTCTGGGATGTTCAGTGTTAGCGAAGGTACTTGGTCTATGACCCCAGTCTCGTCAGTGAAATCGTCCACCTTACTGTCTAGGTAAGGCTTAACTATTGACTCCCAGTTACCAGCCATCAGCAATTATTCCTGCTTAAAACACAAAAAGAGCCAACAGGTGCGGCTGCTGGCCCTCTTAAATTTAACTATAGCAGGTTTAGTTCTAGAAGCTCATACGAGAGGGGTATAGCTCAGACATCTCCGCAATCTCACTGAGGATATAGTTACCTCGTCCGGGCACCATGGCCCGCACCTTGGCCTCGGCAGCGACTCCGTCTTCCTCAACGACAGTGATCTCTACATCTTTCATGCGCTTCTGGTAGCCATCGGCATCGGGCTCATCCAAGTTATATATCTTGTACGTGAATGCGAACATACGATCTCCTTATTATTCCTTTTGGGGCAGCGCACACGACGACCGTGTCTGCTACCCCGCTATGTAAATGGTGGATGCAGCCTAGGTAGGGGGTACCTTTGGCCACACCCGTGTCTATCATACTACTACTTACCATTGTCCCAAAACTTTTGCTCACGCACCAAATCCTCTGGGTGGCGTCTAGCGTACTCAACCTTTATGAGCCAATCTAGCTGGCCATTAAGACTACGCCCATCTTGTTCTGCTAGCAGTGCTAGCTCCGCGTAATGTACACCACTAATTCTGAAGCCACCACGTTTGCCACCGGCCAACACTTGCCTCTGTGTCATATCGCTATTCTCTTTCATGAAGCTCCTCACGCATCAGATTGCTACAATGATAGTAGCAAATCATAGCGCGGAGTGCTACAAGCTCTGCCAAACTATCATTAGCACCATATTGCACTGAGGACACTTGGTCTCAAATGCTGGCACATTGGCCGGTATCTCACTCAAGCCTGGTGCGCCCGTGTTAGCTATAGTCAGTATTCTGCCCTGGGCTCTGCCTAGCAGCTTGCCACACCGGATACAGCGCAGGTTAGGGCTAGGGTCGCTCGTGTCCTGAGTAGTGGGCATGAGATTGGCATAGAGGTAGACAGTGGTGTAGCTAATCCTGGTCACTTGACCTCTGCTATGACTACAAACGGCGGCCCGGCTTGAACGTTACTGCCGGATGCCGACGCCCACCGGGGGTTAGCCCAGGCTGAGTCTATGACTATCTGCCAACTAATAGGTTGCTGAGTCTGTAGCCAAGCAGCAGCTTCAGGGATGTTCTGAGCATAGTAATAAACGAATGTAGTAGTAGCCATTATCTATATTGCCCCTCCGGTAATGCAGTTCATCTGTATTGCCATCCCCTCTGTGATCTTGATCCTGCCTTGACTATAGCACCCAAATCTATCGTATTAGCAGATGCGCTCACTGTCTGGGTTGGTGGTGCTTTAGGTGAGGCTATCCCGCCCTCCTGCTTCCAGATGGTGAGCAGCCCCAGTGACCAGGCATCGAAGGGGTCATCGTTGGTGTCATCATCATGGCTGCCAGACTTGTCTATGATCTCAGGACGTAGCTCGTCATAGATGAGGTTAGGAAGCGTTCTAACCAACGCCTGACAGTTCTGGTGTACTTGGGCGTAGGGCTTGCCATCGGGCGCGTCAGACAGGAGCTGGTGAGCTATAGCAACGCGGTTGATGTTGGCACCAGGAGACATAGTCTCACCCTCTCTAACTATGATTTTGTTAGCGAAGTGTGACCTAAACACCTCGGCTACGCTCTGGTTGCCATCCTTGTGGGCGTAGGCATCGTGAGGTAGCACCATGTACTCAACAGCCTCCTCTCTGCTCAGTTCCAGTATCTTCTTCGCCCACACCTCCGGTGATACCCCGTTCATGTACAGCTCACGGTAGGCCACTATCCTGCGTACACCAAACGTATTCTCTGGCTGTATCTGTAGCCAGTACGCTGCCCCATAGTGGTTGTAACCCCAGTCAAAGCTAATGATGTTCCGTGTGGAACTACGGTCCATGACCTCACTTACCACATGCTTATGGGCCATGAACTCCCTAAACGCCTGGCCCGCCCACACGTCCCATGAACCATGCCGCCACGCCTTCCATAGCTGCTCATCAGTGTCCTTGAGCGCGTCTAGGAAGTGGACGTAGTCCGGGTCTGTTGTCTTAAGTACCGGATTATCATCCACGGTAGCCGGTATGAATACACGCTTACGGCCAGACTCTTCATCACGAAACGCCACTCCAGGTACCCCTGGCTCAACGAATCGTTTCTTAACCCAGCTGTGACCCTGACCACCGGGATTGGTAGTGGCAAATACCTGGGGCCTGAGCTCCGGTATTGTACTTCTGCAACTAGATATAAGTTGTAGGTATCTTTTCTCACTTGGTATCTGCGTCAGCTCCTCTATCAGTATCCTTTGGTACTCGTGGCCTAAGTACTTGGTGTAAGCTTGCTCGTCCTTGAGGTGACCACACCGGATCACGGCACCGCTTGGGAAGGTTATTACTGCTGGTTTATAGGCTATCTTCGCTCCGTAACGAGCGTACATGCGGCCAGCACGGTCCACCCAGTCAGACAGATCATCAGCATTACGACGGATGACGAGACAACGCAGTAGAGGGTGACCAATGTCATAAAGCAACCAAACAATTCCAGCATCGGTCTTTCCTGGTCCGCGTGAACCACCAAAGAGCGTCTCAAACGTATCCGTGGGCTGGGAGAGGGCAAGCTCTTGGTGTGGGAAGGGTCTCCAATCATTCTTTGGCACTCACCTCACCACCCTCATCTTTACGTGTCGGTAAGTATACCGCTGGTAGTTCAATCTTCTCACCCATGCTGGTGATATCCACCTTGTCACCGTAGCCGCTCTTGATTAACCAAGTTGCTGCCGCCACATCACCACTACTGGCCTTGCGTGCCATTACATCAGCGATTATCTTGGCTGGGTACTTGCGTACCTCACCGTTCTGGAACTTGATCTCGTAGTCTTCATCCTCGACCAACTCACGAATAACAGTGGACCAGTTCTTAGTGCCCTTTGGCCTCCCCCCACCGGGGTTACCAGGCTTAAACTGAGTAGCTTTACCTACTTCTGGATCGATGTTTCTATTACCTGCCATGTCGCCGAATGCTCGCCGTTACACTATTACTATGACACGGTCTCGGATGTTTGAACAGGTTCCGTGGCCTCTTCCCACTCGTTTTCCCTACCTATGAACTTAGCATACCGCTTACGTATCACATCGACGTAGTGAGGGTCTAACTCTAGGCCATAGCACGTCCTGCCTAGCTGCTCTGCTGCTACTAGTGTACTGCCAGAGCCTAGAAACGTGTCTAACACGATATCATCTTGCTTTGAGTTATTTTTCATGGCTTTAGCTATCAGCGATATGGGCTTCATGGTTGGGCGTTCACGAGACTGGGTTGGGCGCTCTATGTCCCACACCGTCACCTGTTTGCGCCCACCATAGTACTGGTGCCCGCCACCTACCTTCCAGCCGTACAGAATAGGTTCGTGCTTCCACTGGTAATCTTGTCTGCCCATTACCATCACGTTCTTATTCCATATCACGCACTGGGCCATGTAGAAGCCCGCGTCTTTGAACGCCCGTCTGAAGTTCAAGCCTTCTGAGTCTGAGTGACATACATAGATACTGGCTCCGCCCTTACTATTATTAGCTATATTAATAAAGCTTGTAAGCAGGAAGCTGTAGAATTCCTCGTCTGTCTGCTTATCGTTTACTGGCTTCAGAGCCTCTTCAGTTTTGCCAGTGTAATCAACGTTGTAAGGCGGGTCGGTGAATACTAGGTCTGCCAACACACCGTTCATTACTAGCTCCACATCCTTGTGATCTAGCGCGTCCCCGCACAGTACCCGGTGGCGGCCCAATTGGTATAACTCGCCCCGCTTTGATACCGCCTCTTCTTCTAGCGCCGGGGGCTCGTCTTCCTCTACGTCCGGGTCACCCTTCTCGCCCAGGAATGGTAGCGCATCAAAATGTACAGCCTCGATAACTTCAGTTTCAGGAAGGTCCGCTACAAACTCGTCAAAGCCTTCCTGTGTAATCGTACCGTACTGACTAGTGATCTCTAGTAGCTGTGCTTTGGCATCTTGAATGTTATCGGCTGCTATCAACACATACGGTACCTCATAGGGCATAGCATCTTCGGCTTGCATCACTCGCACCCGTTGGTGCCCATCAAGTAGCCAGTAGTCCTCTTGGTCCTGCCATAGGAATAGTGGGGTGGTGAAACCTCTACGCTCTAAGACTTTCTTTAGCTTCTTATAGTTCTTATCAGTTAGGTCTTTGAGACCTCCCTGGAGAGGCTTGACCAGGTGATAGTCAACCAGAGGTAAGTTGTGCGGGTTGTGAATAGTAATATTCACTACTTACCGTTCTTAGTACTCTGACCGTGGACACTAGACGACGTATTGATAGTCAGACCGCCGTGAGTTACCGGCACTACCATAGGGGCGGCTGGGTGCCCGGCACCGATTGAATACTTACCATCTACCTGACTCGTTGGCGGTGGGGCGAAGGGGGGACTAGCTGCTGTTGCCATAGGCGTGGCCTCGTTATATGGCTAGTGTACCCTATTTCTTACTAGCTGTTAGGTCGCCTAACCTCATCACTATCCACCCACCTTCTATCAGCTTCCTAGTAGTGATGTTATAGCCGTGTAGGATGTGCCCAGGCTTTTTCCAGGGGCTAAAAGCTCCCGTTAGGTCAGGCCTTTTCTTGCTCGTCGAGTTTGGCTTATAGTCCTCCGGCGCTACTCTTAGGCTCTGGCCCGGTTGTAACTTGGCTACCGCCTTTACAATCTCTCCTGCTGGGCTAGCGTTTATCCTGCCGCTCGTGTGCTTCAGAGCATCTCTAGTCTGATCTTGATCTAGAATCTCCATTTGAGTTCTCCTCCTTGTACCCCCGTAAATCTTGCAGCTTATTGGTTCTTCTACCGGCCAGGCCACCCTTCCTGGCCGCTTCTAGGTGCTTGTCCTTGTCCATGGCCCCAAAGCCACTTGGTTTGTTGTGTTTGGCTGCGCCTCCTCTCCTACCTAAGTCTTGATAATAGTTTGGGTTTAGGGCTAGCATCTTAGCCTTCAGCTTGTTCCCGCCCGATTTCGTACCTGCCACTTTCTTATATCCCCTCTCTCATCAAAGTATTCTGGGTGCCAGCGTCTACAGTGTGAGAGTAGAGAACTGACTATCTGCCGCCCGCACGTGGCGCACATTAGTCTAGCTGGTAAATGGCTCATCATTGTCCCAGTCTGGGCCCTCCTCAACCTCTTCGTCAGTCGGCAAGACGTCTGTTACTTTAAATACTGTCCAATCTGGCTCACTTAGTAGCTCCATACAGTCTACATACACAGACCTAAACACGTTCTTATCGTAGTCTTCAAACTTAGCTAAAGTGAGTTCTACCGCTGCTTTTACAGCCACCTGTCGCATAATAGCTTTGTTCTTAGCTATCTCTAGATTCTTCTCCTGCGCCATCTTGTCTGGGTCTGCTTTATAGACCTTCTGACTATTCTGTACAGTCTCAGTAACAGCAGGATACGGCTGCTTAGTCTTGGTGAACTTGAGCTTGCCATACTTGTCTGGTGCTATGTCACCATCCAGCTCGGTGCCGACGTTGGGCACGTTCTCAGGCTTGGTGAATATGTAGGTAGAGACACCGCTCTTGGTGGTAAACGTAGTCTTGATCAAGCCCAAATCAGTAGGCGTACTACGACTGTTGATACTAGCTATCTGTATCAGCACTAAACTTCTCCTTTAGTTCAGGTGGCAGTATATCGCTTGGGCTACCCAGTACACCCTCGTCTATCACCGGCCTCTCGAACGCTTCCATATACCGTGCGAAGTCTGCTTTCAGGTCTTCGACAGTCTCACCCATTGGCACCTGCTCATAGGCAGCAAACATAGGTTTGCCATCATCATCGTAGAATACCTCGGCCACCTCGTAATACTCACTCAGCTTTGATCTTTTGCGTACGATACGCTCGTCGAATGTCATGGTCCGTCTCCTTTAGTTCTTTACCACCTGCCATTAGTTCATATATGCCACATAGGGCCGCTGTAAGCCGCCTCTTAGCCCTCTGACTAGGTGCACAGCCGTGCCATCCCGTCAGGTTGCTCCTGGGGCCGCCACAGTAGTTACAATATGCTTCTAGTTCACTATTCGGGTCTGTCATGAGTGGAAAATCTCCCCTCTTAATTTGGCTACCTCACGTTTCCGCCTGTGGCCGCTGGTATCACGACCCTTGTAGCCGCACTCAAGACCGCAAAAACGCCTGCCCTTATGTTTTAGTACTGACTTTCCACACCAGTCACACGGTGTAGGTACGATGGTTCTCTGTCGGGCTATGGATTCTTGGCTGTGGACTCCCACGCCTGCGGCGGATTCTTTTTTCATATGGCACGGGTAGCAGAGTGTCATGAGGTTAGCAGGATTGTTGTTTTTCTGGGCTATCGGCTTGTTAAGTCCGTTCCCGTCAATATGGTCTACCGTGATGTCGTGAGCATACTTTGCCCGGTGTTCTTCGCGGGTCATCCCACATTTAACGCATTTCTCCCCGTCACGCTGGATTATCTGTTCGCGTATGCCCCCAAAGTTAACCTTGCTACCATACTCGGCTCTTAGCTTTCGAGCACAAATTCTGCAACGTGTATTGCCACTCTTAGTAACAATCTTGTTGTCACCTATAAGCTCATGCCCCCTCTTGCAAAATCCGATGTTATACCGCGTCACTCTTGAGCTTCCTTTTACAGTGTTCACATTCGGGACAAGTTCCCTCGCGGCGGCGGATTAGGGCCAAAACACCAGGCCCAACTATCTCCTGATACTCTGGATTCTCGCACCCGCCACGTTCCTCACAAGCGCAAATGAGATAGTGCAGTTCCTGCTCCAAGCTGTCGGTGGGCAAAGTATCGGGCCTGGACTTGCCACTGCCAATAAGCCGTCCCGCAGTGACGGCTTCCGTTTGCGGTGACTCCGGCAAGCTACCCAGGCCCGCTTCGCGAGGGTTGGTGCCTGTGCATTGACAGGCGGGACATGGACTCGCAGGCGTCATAGAAACCGTTTCATCACTGTGAACTGTTTTGTATAGCCCGTCGCCGCCACACGTTGAGCAGGTGGTGGGGTCAGGGGATGTCATCAGTGTAGGCCCCTGATTGCCTGAGCAATGGCACTGAGCCCAGAACTCAAAGCGAGCTCAATTATCAGACCAGCCGTTATGATGGCGAGACCCACAAAATAGTTATTCATGATCTGCCTCCTGGCCTGGTTGGTTGCTAGTACCAGATGGCATTGAAAGCTCCTACGAATAGCATCGCGGCCAAGCCGGTGAGTAGGATTAAGAAGAAGATACTGGTGGCTACTGCGTGGCCCTTTTTGCGCTCTAGTCTGAAAGCTGGCCCATAAGGTCTAGGGTGATCCACTTTGTTGATCGCTGGGCCGAGGTCTTTTCGTGACACTGTGCTACCCTTTGTTATTGCTAACACTATAATAGTAATACTCACGTACTACAAGCGTGACAAACGTAGCTATATGAGCTATAATAGGTGCGCTACGCCACCACCAGAAAAGAGTGCTATTCCTTTCTCGGTGGCTAGCGTTAGACCCCCAAGTGTGACGGCACAAGGGGGTCTTTCCGTGATAAGGGGGTGCAACGGTAATTTCTGGCGTGGTCAGATAATTGCTGTCATGCGAAGATTGGTGGACGAGCACTGCCTCCTCGCATGCAAATGTGTGGATGTGTTCGGAACCGAACAGGTACTTAACAAAGCTCTCTAAAGCTGTTGTCACACTTTTCTTTTATCATAGAGTATGGGCGTAATCAAGCACAACTACTGCTTAGGATCGTCGAGCCGGTCTTGGAGGTCTCGGTCTAGCTTGACATCTTTTGGTTCCTTTGAAAATCTAGCCGCCCGATCAAAACTGGCCTGTGACTGATACTCAACCACTTGGAACTGCTTAGAGTTACCATTCCACTGGTTCACGTAAATGCGTCCAGTAGGAGCCTCCCACATTCCATAGACACCGGGTATTAGGTGCGTCTCCGCCTGCTTCTTGCGTTGCTTCTTGTTCAATCTCTCCTCTTGTGCCTCTGGCCATT